ATATGTCGCCTCGTCCCACGTCGCGCCAACGATTGGGCGCACCTCGCACCGCTTGCCGTCCTCATTCACGCACCTATCCACGTCGAACTGTTCTGTCGCTGTTGTCATGCCTATATCATCCTTGTGCTGTCAACTCCACGACTACGCGCGGGTTGTCTTTGTCTTTATCAATCTTCACGGGCAGGTGAGTTAGCCCGCAGTCATCTTCAATCACGCCCGCGTCGGTGAGTCCGTCGAAAAGCGCCTTGCATGATGCCAAGGCGTTATCAGTGTCGATTCGCCCTCGCGTCTTGCGGTAGAACGTCAATTGCACCGTCGCACGCTTCCATCCACGCACGTTGCGGCCCTGCGCCGCCAACGCCTCAGCCCACGCGCGACCGCGATACCACTTCACGCGATCAGCCTTCCGCGCCCAATGCACGCGCGCGTTCGGCGACAATTCTTTCGGCGGCAAAGGTAGTTCGATGGTCAAGGTATCCCCCACGTTCACGCCCCCCTCGCATCGCGCGCGGCGGCTTCGGCCAGTTTCCACGACTTGAACCTACACCGTTCATAAAACGCATCGTCGCGCGATGAAGGTAGCGGTTCGTGTTCCCACTCGCCCGACGTGTTGAGGCAGCTACCCGCGCCGTTGCGAATCGCATACCTCTCACCTTCATAAAACGGGCTAACTTGGAGTTCGACCGACACAATGAATAGGCTGTAGCGCCTTGCATCCCCCTTGTGTACCCACCGTGTCGGCCTCCACTCGCAATCAATCCCGCCGAGCTTCCCGTCGATTTCGCGCAGGCGGGCGAGTTCGTTTGCCAACACACGATGGCTCGCAACCAAAAACCCTACGGGGTCGTCACCGCTACCGATTTGATCGTCGGTCAGTTCGGCAATGTAGTCGCGGGCGGATTGTTCGGCGGCGCGAAGGCGAGCAAGCTTATCTGCGCGGTCACAGGCGTCCTTCCTTCTGTCGTCGAGCATTGCTTGAAGTTCGGCGATTGATTCGTCAGTCATCGCAGTTCCTTTCGCTGTCGGTTGGTGTCGTCGTCAATAAACTTCCGAGGTCCGCGCATCGCGCAACACACTAGCCACCTAGCGCACGCGAACAGCCAATTAAGCGGGATCGGGGCCACAACCAACTCATCGTGCATCACGTCGTACCACGCGGCACCCCATCCCCAATCAATCTTTTGCCATCGCTGCACACGACGAATCATCGGGCATGGAATCAAGTCACTCATCCCCGCCCCCTTCCGCTTTGCTCTCCGCGTCAAGGGCTGCGAGCGCGGCTTCACAAATGGCGCGTAGTTTACTCGGCATCTTGTTCATCCTTCGGTGGTGTGGGGGGTGTGTAGGGCATGTAGTGCGTCCAATCTTTGAGATGCGACACGCCGCCGTCGTGGTTTATTTGCAAACCCGTGCTGTCGCGTAGACCACTCGGCACACCGAGCGAGCGATGCTGGTTGCGGGTGTTGTAAAACTGTGTGATGCGATGGCTTTCAGGCCACGCGCTTTTATCTTTGGGGTCAACGATCTTCACCCACTCCTGCCGCTGCCGATCTACTAACGAACTACCAATTTGGTCTTGATTGGTAGATTGCCGATGATCGACCGCCAGCCGTGCAAGATGAATCCAAAGCGACTCACTCATCTTCATGCTCCTGCCGCTGGGCGGCGTGGGGGTTAGTCAAATATCACTGCGACGGTGACAATCACCGCAACATTCACAACGGCAATAAGTACGATCAGCGACATCGCCAGCAGCATCACTCCCCATCCTTCCCGCACTCGGCGGGTGCGTTCACCTGCTCTGCCACTTGCGCGGCGGGCGGGGTGGGAAGTACGCCCGCAATAATCAACTCCCACAAACCGTCCTTACGATGTAACCACTCGCCCGCATTAACTGACTCGCCCGCGTCGTTTTCAACTTCCACAAATCGACCGGATTCAGGGCTAGGCGGTCCATCAAACACGATGTGCAACCGCTCCACCTCCGTCGCCTGCGCGGGTGAGGGTGCAGGGGTGGTGAGGTAGGTAGCAACGCGATTGGCGATAGCGTGTGTGGTGCATTCCACCTTGTCCGTGCATGCGCATGGCTTCCGGCACAACTGTGTCAGCCGGTTGATGCACACCTCAAGCAACCCCCGCGCCTCCCGCACCTGTCGATCCGCAGCTTCGGCGCGCGCCTGCCAGTCAATCTGTGTTTGTTGGTCGGTCATATCAAGAGTCCTTGTCGTTAATGTGAGACTCGACCGCGCGAGCCAGTTTTCCAGCCGCTATCGCAAGGCCGCGAGCCGTCTTGCCTTGGCGAAATTGCTTTGTGTAGACGCGACCGTTGACGACGATTTCAAGGCCCGCGTACTTCGCATCGCTCCACACATCCACGATGCCTTGCGGAGTAAATACGGTTCCGTGTAGGTAGTAGCCGTTTAAAGTCTGCTCGCGCTTAATGCGACTCCACACGCCGCTTACGCTGCGTTCGTAGTCCCATGATTTATCTATCTTTGTCATGCTCATTACCTTTCAATCGTGTTTGTCGGGGGTGGTGGATCGAAACTCAAAAAAGTCCGTGAATCGCGGGTCAACGCCAATCAGCTTGTGCGCGTAGTAGGTACTCATGTGGTCGTTGATTTTGAAACCGTCGTTATCCGCTCGGTCGATGGTGTATTCCCATCGGATGCGGTGGATGATTGCCCGCGCAGAGAATCGCGTCAGGCCTTTGTCCCTGGCCTCACGAGCGAGTTTGACAAACAGCTGCCACACGTCGGGGTGGTCGCGGTCGTACTGCTCGGGGGTGAATAGCCGGGCGATGGGTTTATCCTCGCCATACGTCCTGCCCGTTCCGTCGCCTCTCAGCGCAGTCTCGAATAGCGTTGGTTGGTCGGTCGTACTCATCGTTCAGCCTCCACGCGATTAAGGGTGTGCTTCGGGAGTAGTAATCGCCGGGTTTTTACTTTGGGGGTGGGCATTAAGCTGCCTCCGTCTTGTTGGTTAGGCTGTCAGCTTCCACGCGCATCGCGTACCGATCAGCAAGCCCGCAAAGGCGCGATTGCTGCAACGCGGTAAAGTTCCCGTCAACGCAGTAGGAACGGTGCATCGCAAGCCATCGCCCTACGTCGTCGAGGCTCACCAAATACCAACGCGCGTCGAGGTCGCAATCTGCGCCCGTGCCGTGCGGCATACCAGCGCAGCACCATCGGAGAATTGTGCGCTCACTCACGCCGATTGTGGCGGCAATGCGCGGGGTGGTGGTTCGTAGTGTGGGGTTAATCGTAATGGCGAGCCTCCATGTTTTTGAATGTTGTACGCGGGCCGTCAAACAACAATTTCACAACGCCCGTTGCGCCGTTGCGCTGCTTACCGACGATCACCTCGGCGATGTTGTTGTCATCCCAATTCGGATTACCGCGATTGTGTTGGTCCTCGCGGTAGAGCAATAAAACCGCGTCCGCGTCTTGCTCGATCTGTCCACTATCACGCAGGTCACTAACCTTTGGTCGTCCGTCGTCGCGTGCCTCTGGACCACGGTTAAGCTGTGCAAGGCAAACCACGGGCAACGACAGGTCACGCGCCATTGCCTTTAGCGACCGGCTGATTTCCGCAACCTCTTGCTCGCGGGATCGGCCAGCCACGCGATTGCGTACAAGCTGCAAGTAGTCAACGAATACCGCAACAATCTTGTCTGACGATGCCAACCGGCGAGCCTTGCCGCATATCTCATCCACGGTCGGCGATGGCGTATCGTCGATAATCAATTCGGATTCGGACACGCGCGCCACAACGCCAGTCAGGATTGCAATGTCGTCTTTGTGCAATTTCGACGCGCGAAGATTGCTTGCGGGGATATCACAATGCTTGGCAACGATGCGCTGCGCGATCATCGAACCGCTCATTTCGGCGCTAAACACCGCGACTGGCCCAGACACGCGAGATACGTGTTCGGCGAAGTCCATCATCAGCGCGCTTTTGCCGACAGACGGACGCGCGGCAAGTATCAAAAGTTCTTGGCTGTGAATGCCGCCGCCAAGCATCGCGTCGAGTTCAAAGAATCCAGTCGCAACCGCCCGCGTCTTTTTGCCACCCGACGCCCACACCTCAAGTTCTGCGGCGAGAATGTCGCGGATGTATCGCGGCTTGCGCCCATCATCAAACTCGGTTAGCGCGAACACATTTCGCTCGCAAGTCGTCAAAACGTCGTCAAGCTGGTCGCCGTCGTGAGTCAGCGAATGCAATGTCTCGCTCACCACGCGGATGGCGTCACGATGCCGGGCATAGCCGCGCACCTGCTTGGCGTAGTATTCAGTGCTTTCCGTTGACGGTACGCTCTCACTCAGGCTAACCAAGTATTCAACGCCACCCACGCGGTCGAGTTCACCCTCGTCGTTAAGTCGGTTTTTAACAGCGACAATCTCAGCCGGTGTGCCATTGCCGTGAACATGCAACATCGCCGCGTAAACCTTCGCGTTTGCACTGACGTAAAAATCGGCAGGGCTTTGGATGATCTGCAAAACCTCGACCAACGGCTGTCCATTGCCAAGCATGATCGAGCCAAGCAACGCGGCTTCCGATTCGGGTGAATGTGGCGCGGTAGTCTTGCTCATGCGTACACCGCCCCTTCGACCTGCTCTGCCGATAAAATCACCGTTCCCGTTTCAGCCTGTATCACGTCGCCGTCACGCGCCCGAAGGTCGCCAGCCATGACAGGAAAGCCGCCAACGCTGCGGACGCGCAGCGCGTTAACCGCGTCAACGACATCACGCGCAGACTTCGGCGAGAATTTTGGTTTTGGTTGCGACGATGCCGGAACCGGAACGCTAAGCGCCGACGCCCACTGCTCCACCGTTTGATCTGGCCCACCGTCAAACCAATTCTTTGCCAGCGGAATGAACTTGCGCCGATCAGTCGGTACTCGCCCGCACAGGTCCGCGTATGCCTTCACGCGGTCGATCAGCCACAACCGCCCTACCTCCGCATCGCCCTTGTCGCGCGAAGCCACCGCCAACGCTTTCGCAATCGCTTCGACGGTCGAGCCGCCCTTCGACTGCCGATCCTCCGGGTAGTGCGACAAAACCTCTGGCGCGAAGTGGCGGTAGGCTGACGGGTCGGGTTCATCCTGCTCGCCAGCGACACCCGTGTTTGTGGGGTCTGTCCTGTCCTGTCCTGTCCTGTCCTGTATCGGGGGTTTTTCCCTGACGAATCCGGTCGCAACCGGATTGCATCCCGGCTCATCCGGATGCTCCGGGAGGTTCGCCGTTTCAAGCCAAAGAATGCGGTTTTTCGGGTCGGTCAGTACGTCAAACAGTCGGTCGAACAGTTCGGCGGGTATGTCTGTTCTCACTTCAAGCTCATGCGCGTCGAGCGGTCCGATATCGTCCATTAATAGGCCGCGTTCTGGACACCGGGAGGCTACTTGGATGAGCGCATTCCACGCGCCAAACAGTGCCGGGCCGTCTGGCAGCTTGAGCAAATGGCGTCGTCCGCCACCGTCTTGCTTGTTTGGTACTGCGACCCAATTCAGGCGCTTAACCTTGCGAGACTCGGCAGTCTCAAAGCGCCCGTTCCAGTCGCGAATGCGATAGGCAATTGTCACGACTGGACCTCCGTGTCCAATGCGCAAGCCGCCACCCACCAAGACTCTTCCGACCTACGTGAGTAGATGCGGCAAGGTGGGCGCGGCGTTCCGTGGGATTTTTTAGGTGACCACGTATGTCGGAAGAGTGACCACAGATTAACACGTCGCGCACTCTGTTGCAAGTGTTTTATTACTGCTTCCATGCTTTACTCCGTACCTGTGGGGGTTGATTCAACAGACGCGCTACTTGCCACGCATCCGCACCAGAGCTTTCCTGACGCTGTGACGTTCCCTACCCCGCCCGATACCTCGCTCATCCTGCGACGGCACAGGTGGCATCTGTCGGGCTTCTCTACTGCTTCCTTTTTCATGACGCCTCCGCAGGCGTGAACAGTCCCATTTGCTCCGACTTCCGCGCCTCGATTGCCCGCTCCATATTCAATAGGCACGTATCAAAATACTCATCCTTGAGTTCGCACCCGTAGAAGCGCCGCCCGTGTTTCAGTGCGATATATCCCTCACTGCCAACGCCAGCGAACGGGCTAAAAACAATCTCGCCGGGGTTTGTGTAGAGCCTCACAAGCCTGTCAATCACGCCAAGCTGCAACGGACATATATGCTTTGTGTCGTCCTCGCCCTTGGCCTCTGCCGTGTTCAACGTGTCGGTTTCTTTTATGTCGTGCCATGCACATTCAGCCCAGTCGATCCAGTCATTTCGGCTCACGTCACCTTCTGACTTGATGGGAGTTTCGTTGTTGCCGGGGGCGCGGAATTTAATGATGTAATCGGCCAATGCGCCGCGACTCTTGGCGCGATCCGATTCAAGGCCGGTGAATTGCAATTCACGTGACCTTGTTCGAATCGCCTGTGATTGCGGATTCTTTCGGATGCACCAGTCGTACTCATAAACCAGTCCGGCGCGTTCGCCGAGTTTGATGTTCATGCCGCGAAAGTCATGCAGGCCAACTTCACCGCTACGCTTGAGCCGGGGGATCTGCATCACGTGAACGCATATCACACGTCCCGGCTTGACCACGCGGCGCAGAGCTTTGTAGAAAAACGACAGATGCAACTTTGCTTCGCCGCGCAAGTCGTCGCTGTTGCCGAGGTCTGATTCGCTCGATGTGTAGGCGTAGAGCGACGGAAACGGCGGGCTAAACACTGACATATCCACCGACGCGGGCGGCATGTCATGCATGTGCGTGATGCAATCGCCATGATGTACGGCGTATTCTGACTCGTTAGGAATGAGAGGCATTCTTAAAAATCCTTTCCTGTTGTTCGGTGTCGTGTTGCACCCGCGCCGCTTTGGTCAGCACGGTTTCAATCATGGGTCGTTCGATATCGGTGATTGGGATGTGGACGTTGAGCGGGCGCGTTGATCCGTAGCGATTCGACCGCTTCACAGCTTGGTAGTAGCTTTCGTAGGAGTCTTGTAATCCGCTGAATACCTGACGGGTTGCGATCTGGAGGTTAAGGCCGAATCCGAGAATCTTTGGCTTGCTGATTAGGATTCGCGTGCGGCCAGCCTTGAAGTCCGCAATCTTGCGCTCTCGCTCGTCAAGCGGTGTCGCGCCCGTGATACTCGCCGCGCCGGGGAACGTCGCGGCCATGATGTCCTGTTCGGCATTGTAGATACACCAAATAATGGTTGATTCGTTCGGCCACTCATCGACCAACGCCCGGATGTGGTGCGACTTGTTCGTGGGGATAAGTTTGCCTTTGTAGTAGCCCTTGGCGATTTGGGATAGGACCGATCGCCCGGTGATGCCGCCGACGCGATCCGCAAAAAGCGATCCGGTCTTATCGAATGCGAGCGACTGCTGCTCATCGGTCAAGGGTACGTCGTGAATATGCACATTGATCGGCGGGATGTTTTCGCAGTTATCTTTCCACCCGTACGTCGCGGGGTTGGTCAGGAAGATAGACCAGTGCGAAATTGAACGATAGAACGGGTCCAGCGCATGCGGCTTCAATTCCCAGCGGTTGTCAGTCTGCCCGCGATTGACAAAGTAGCGGGCCAAAAATGCATTGACGGTTGGGAACGCACCCATAAATACCGCGTGGTTCGCATACTCAATCCGATCGTTCGGTGCGGGGGTTCCGGTGCAGGCCATCTTCCATTCAAGGCCGCTGCCAAGGCGCAGACACGTTTGACCCCACTTTCCGTAGTGACTCTTGAGCATAGACGACTCATCGAGGATGAGGCCCGCAAGCCTGCCCGGTTCAATATCGTCCGTCAGTGCGTCGTAGTTTGTGATGCCGACGGATTCCGATCCGTTAGCCAGCCAGTCATTCAGTTCGTTGGCGGCAATACGTCGCATCGGCAGAGCATCGCCGTACACTTCATGGGCCTCGCCGATAGTTTGGCTTACAACCATGAGCGGCGACACGATCAACACGCACCGCCCCGGCTTGATTTGCTGCGCAACGTGGCGGGCAAACTCACAAAAGATACGCGTTTTTCCGAGGCCGCAATCAGCAAACACGCTAAACCGACGCTTGCGAATAGCGAGCGCCGCGATATCGCGTTGATAGTCAAACAGTCCCGGCCACGGCTCATAGTCGGTATCTTCCGCGTCCGCAGCGTCTTTGCCAATTAGTTCGGCATACTCATCGGGGAACCACGCCGAGCGACCCACAATGCGGTATTGCGGGAGTCGCTTAACCCGCAAAAATTGCCGGTAGCTATCAGCCGTCGCCGTATCAAATGATGTTCTCATGCTTGCGTCCTTGCTTCTTAAATCACCGGGCGGCATTCACGCCGCTGCACTTGCCCGCTTTCCTCTATCGCTAAGGATTGCGCCGGTGGAAAATGTCTCACCCCATCATGCGGGGGCTGTCAAGAGTTAGAGTCGACTTTCAACGTCGTACTGTTTCGGAACTGTGAACGGCACTTCGCCGAATCCCTTTGTAGCGCCACGGTCAAGCATCGCGTCCATTGCTTTCTGCGCTGCGTGAATCTTCTTGAACTTTGAACGCAAGCCATGCACGCCGCCGAAGATGGCGCTGAATGTCGCGGGGCCGCATTCATCCAAGTATTCACGCACGCCGTCAGCCAGGTCCGCAGGGAACTTCGTACCGCCATACATGGCTTTGCGCTTGTCCTGCGCGGTCATCATGTGGTCGTGCATTTCGTGAGACTTCCACGCAAGCCAGTTCATGTAACGCTCTGCGTATAAATCCACGCTGTCGTTCCACGCAGGATCGCCGACCATGACAACCTCGCCGGACTCATCCACCTCGATAGGCGCACGCCCCATTTGGTGAACCTCGGCCACGGTGAGCATCCCACGCGGGTAGATAAGCCATTGCTGATCGCCGACACGCCGCGCGGCTCGCACGGATCGTTTCTTTTTGTCTCGCTGCGCGTCCGCACGGCTTGCCTTCGCTTCAATGTTTAGGCTGTAAATGCCGTTGAATGCGTAAACGTCGGGGAATGATTTGAAGCCGCGCGAGTTATCGTCGCCGAGAGATTCCAGGTGTTCGTCGCGCAGGTGCTTCGCTGCTGTCTCGGTAAGCGTCTGGTGATAGCCTTCGCGCTTGGCCCATTGCTCGCCGATCATCACAAGCGCTCCGTGGTCTATGGTTGTGGTCTGTGCCGTGGTCATGCCATCAGCCTTTCCATTTCAAACAACGTTCGGTCGAGGCGGTCCATAAGCCAGTTTTGCAGGTCGATAGAACAGTCCGGCTTGTCGGTGATGTAGTGGATGGCTTCTTCAAGGCACGTCACGCGCTCTTCGCGCGAACCGATGATGTCCTCGTTCACGTACACCGTTCCGTTCGCGTAGAAGCCGTTGCGCCGCCCGCCTTCTTCGGTTCCAACCACGCGGAATACCACTACGGGCGGGCGGTCTTTTCTGTCCGTGAACCCGAGCAGATCGAGGCAATCCCAAACATGGTTGAATTGCGGGGCCGTTGCGTCTGGAATGACCTGCATCGGCGTGCGGTCTGATTCGTCTAATATTTCATCATGCGTCTTAATCCCAACGGCGCGAAACAATTTGAACCACGTAGAGGGAAACGGCTTGGGCGCATAGCCGCGCTTAATCAACTTTTCGTACAGGTGGTGTGTCGGGTAGCAGGCGACAGCACCATCGCCGAACGCCTTATCCCATGCCTCTTGCCAATCACTGGCTTTTGAGTACGACTTTGCCAATAACGCCGCCGTCGATGGGTTGAAGTGCTTGCCCTCGAATAGCGACTCAAACTCAGGCTGCTGTGACGCGATGAGCAAGCGGGCAATGACGCTGGATGGTGCGATCGCGACCAGTGTCGCCATTTCAGAATGCACCTCATACCACGAACACGACCGGCTTTCATTGAGGCTGAGTTTCCGCATTTCGTAGTCAAACAGCGACGGTTCTTCGCTTTCCTGAACCCACACGCCACGGTGAAAAATCTGGCATGACGGGTTACCGTTCTTCGCGTAGATGTCGCCGTGGTAGCTGTCGCGCCATAACGGTTCGCGGTTCGACAGCATCATCAGTCGCTTCGGTAACTGCGAATAGCTTTCGAGAACGTCAAAGTCGGCTTCGACATAAACCCGCGTCGCGCCAGCCACACCATGCACGTCGCTTGTCACTTCATGGTGAAGATCGTCGATACCCTCGTCGATGGCGTTGCAGGTAATCTCACGCAGCGCCTGCCACGGTTCAGTCCAGTCCCTCTGGCCGAAGTTGACGTGCAGGTTCATCGCCTGCCAGTCGCCATCACCGACGCGGAACATGATTTCCCGTTCGCCGTCCACGTCCTGCGCCTCGAACGAAATGGGTGTTTCGCCGGAATAGATGGTCAGGGCGACACCCCGACGCGCGAGCAGCGCAATAGCCTCTTTCAAGCCTGTGCCAAACTGTCCGATTTGTTCATCGGATTTGTTCGACATGCCGAGCAGACGCACCCCGCGAAGGGGAATCTCGCCACGGTTTTGAATCATTACGTACTGTGCCATTACATCCATGCCTTTCCGTAGAATCCATCAGGGGTGAACGGTATGTCCTCGGAGTCAATCGCCGCGTGTTCATGCGGCCCGTCATCCACGCGCGAACCTTGAGACGCACGCGATTCGGATTGAGCGCCGCCCTTGGATTGCGCGAATGTCCAGTCCGTAACCGTGACGCCGTTTTTGCTACGCTTGCCGCCGTCTTTGCCTTCCCACGTTTCAGTGATGACACGGCCAACGATGTGCAGCATGTCGCCCTTGTGCGTGTGTTCGGCAATGGCCTCGGCAGACTTGCCCCAAACCGTTAAATCAAAGAATGCCGTTTCTTCATTGCTGCCAAACTTTCGGTTTGACGCAACGCTGCCACTTGCAACGGCGGTGTTGTTCTGCGTGTACCGCAATTCAAAATCGCGGGTGAGTCGTCCAAGGATTACGATGGTGTTCATTGCTTGCTTTCCTTTTCGTGATATGCGTCGGGGTCTGGAACAATGATTCCAAACATGTCAGCCAGCCACGCGGCGCACTTGTCTAGGTATTCGTTGAACTCTGCGGTATCGAGGCTCGTTGTGCTTGGCACGTATTCGATGACCTCGCCAGTCGTTGGATTAACTTTGCTGCGGCGCAGAAACTTGTATTTGAGTAGTTCGTGCGCCTCTTCATCGGTGGTGGTTTCACCCTGGTCGCGTAGAAAATCGGCGAACGGGTGAACCATGCACGGCCAGTAGTAGCGGTTTTGTCGGTCGCTGCGGCGCGGACGATGCTTGCAAAAGTCAAAGCGGTACGAACCCCGAAGGCGGCGCAGTCCGTTGAGAAACATTGACGATTGTTTCGCGTTCGACATGTCAACGATCATCTCGGTCACGCTGCATTTCCTTTGCGACCAGCCGCTAGATATTTGGTTTGAATCAGGGTGGTGCATTTATCCACCTGATTCTGTGTCATGCCCGCAAGGTCGCTAACATTTGCTTTGTCCAGCCATACGGCGACCATATCGTCCGCAATGCGAGCCGCGCCAATTAAGCGCCGCAGTTCAGCGACGGACTCGGTGGAAGCCGTGGCAGGCTTGTGGGTGAAGTCGTTGCCTGTGTCCGCGTCGGGGTCGTCGCCGGTTTCAAGCCCAAGCGTTTTAAGCAGCGCGTACTTCACCGCGTAGCTAACGGCTTTGCCCGGACCTTTATCTTGCGGGTCAACGCCGAAGCCGAGACTTCGCACAGTCAGTTTGTCGCTCGGATCGTCCGTATTCACGAACGTCACATCCACTGTTACCTCGGTGCGGTTGCCGTCCTGTTTGTACTCAACGACGGACGCGAAGTAGACGACGCCCTGATCAACCAAATGCGGACGCACCGCGCCCGTCACTTGATCGTGCGACACGAACCGATATTGATTGTTGACCTTTTTGTCGCCCTTCTGAATGTAGCCCACGGCCCCCATCACTCTCAAAAGGCGTAGGTATAAGTTTGGTGCTTTATCTGTTGACATTTCGAGACTCCTTATTTCAGGAAACGTGAATCCACCTTGTGGACTGACTTCTTGGGTTTTCCGGTCTTGACATCTTGCTGCTCGACCACTTCAAAGCATTCATCGAATTGCTCGTCGGTGAACACCTTGCTGCACGCGCCCGGCTTGAATGCGTTACTGCTCAACAGTTCGGCGAAGCGGTCGGCATCACCTTCAACCGCCTCATATGCAGCTTCGATGGTCTTGGCGTTGTCTCGACATTTCTTCGTCGTGGTCTTGCCGACGTAGTAGCGAATCGTGCCGTGTTCAATCTCGCCGTTGGCGTTGATCCATTGCAGCATCGCATCGTCGATCATGCCCTTGACTTCGCGCAGGCGTTGCGTTGCCGCGTCGATACGCTCACGCACCGTCAACACCTGCTCAACAGGCGCTTCGGGTGAAAGGGACGATACTTCGTCGATAAGCGAGTTAATCGCGTCGTTGATTGATACGGTGGTCAATTGGTTAGACACGTTGCGGCTCCTGTTGGTTGAATGCTTCGATGCGGTCGGTGTTTGTTTCGCTCGGCAAGTACAGGTCGCCGGGTCGTGGTTCGCGCGACTGGCGCACGCGCCGGTGTTCGATGTCCATTGCGGCGAGTTTGCGCGGGTCGGGCTTTACCTCTTGCTTCGTTCCCATTACTTCCCCCCTCTCATCACGCCAAACCCAAACATGCCAACCACGGACAGCACCGCAACGACAACCGTTTGCCAACGCACCTGCCCCGCCATGATTTGCGCGGCAAGCATCACCTCGCAGGTGAGCGCCAAGAGCATGTAGCCGACGATGATCCAGTCGAACCACGTCCAGCCGCAGGCAACGCGAGACGCTTCGCACTCTGGGGCGATGGCACGATTGATCGCTTGGCCAAGTTCGGATTTGCTGTCGATAACTTCCGGGCCGTCATCACACGACGCGACCAACGCACCAATCGCCGCGCCAAACTCTGCGCTGTCTACCGATGGATAGTTCGGGTCGCGCATCTTGCCGATTACTTCGCTGCATTTATCAAGTCGTATGTGTGTCATGGTTAAGCCTCCAAAATGCTTACGTGTAAATCCACCTCCACGTACCCGCCGTTTCCGTCGTCTTTAACCGTGGGGTCGGGGTGGGGTTCCAGTTCGATAGTTAGTTCGCGGCGCTCGCCCTGAATGTTGACGTTGCGCGTAATTCGTCCCGGCAATTGAAACTCGCGCGAGAACCGCACGTAAATGAATCGCACGGTGTATTCGGTGTCATAGGGGACGCGGTTATCTTGCTTGCACCACGCGGCAATCTGGTCGTACAACGCGCCGTAGTCGCGTCCCGCCTCGATGGCGAGCGTGCTGTTGCGGTTCCAGAATTGTTGCGGCGACAGAGGCGAGTAGTCATCTTGCCTCGCGCGAACCTGCTGCCGTGCGTATTCTTCGTTGCGTTCTTCAAGTCGTTTTGCATCTGCAAGTGTCATTTGCTGCCTTCCGTGGCTGCTTCAAAATCGAGAAACATCGAGGTGTCGTCGCCTTCTATTCTCAACTGCGCGTCAAGTTCCATGCGCTTGGTGTCAATCGTTATCTGTCTTTTTTCGCAAAACGGGTGAATCGGTCGTGGCGGCAGCTTTCCGCGAACCAGCGTATTGCCGTCGAACACAAGGTTGATTCCAAGCCTCGCGAGCGGCAGGTTGTGGCAGTATTCCTCAAGCGCCGCCCAATACTGTTCGTCCTGAATCTTTAGCGGGTCGTCCATGACCGCCTCCATGCCGATTGGCAAACCGGCGTTGTTCGTCGTTCATCTGGTACGGGTTGGTTTTGTCGTTGTGGCGTTCAACCATGAGTCGCGCAACAGAACGCGAGGTGTAAAGCACGCGATTGCCAATCTCTACACAGTGAATCGCGTGTGTTGACCACAAGTCACGAACGGAAGTTGTGTGAACATTCAGCATTTGCCCCACGACTTTGGTTGGTAAGTGTCGGCCCTGCTTAATCAGCGCGTTGTACTTGTCCCAATCCGACGTATCTTTCACCTCTCGCACAACTGGCGGCGTTGGCTTTCCACGTACCACGCGGTCACCCTTGAATGTGAGCGTTGGGCATGCGCGATTCAGTAGAACTGCGCAGGTGTATTCAATCCGCGCGTTAACGCTTGCGTTAATCGAATGCACGTTGCCAAGCCGCTTTATGTGCATTTGTGAAGATTCGCCTTGTAAGGTGTTACGCACAGTCATACCTCCGCATGAAATGAAAAGGCGCGCCGGACAGTAAAGCCCGACGCGCCGAGCATGGAGAGACCACCGCACCCACCGCATCCTTTGCAATACGGTGGCAACAAACGCCAGTCCCTTGGCGCACGAAAAACGCCGCCATCGCAATTAAGCAATGACGGCGCAGGCTCGCGAATCGGTTTGAACGAACAGGTCGGGAGCCGGTTGAGTAATTGCGACGCGCCGCCACGGGGGGTAAGCCCGGCTCGCACACGTCGCTGCCACGAAGATGACAAAGTGCCGCCTGCCGTCGCGAACGGAAAGCGGCGAAGGTGCGGGCGCTAGCCTGTACCCGCTTAGTCCTTTTTGTTGAGTGTGTTGGAGTCATTGGTAATTTGCCTTTGGTTTTTGCCTGCCTCGCCATGCCTTGCCCGGCCGTACCTCGCCACGCCACGCCTAGCCTTGCCACGCCTGCCTTGCTTTGCCATGCCGTGCCTCGCCCCGCATCGCCTCGCATCGCCTGCCTAAGCAACTGCCTGCGCAGCCACGCCTTGCCGCGAAGGAATATTCGCCGCGTGAGACTTTTGCACTCGTTTAGCCGCATCAAAAACCGGGGAAAGTTCCTTGATGCGTCGGTACTTAGCTTGGAATTGGTTTAGTTCCCGCAACGCCTGATCAATCAGTGCGGATCGCCTTTCGGGATCGGCCATTACGTCACCGATAGAGCGATACCCGTTCTTGCCACGATCATCCACGAGTGACACGTAGGCGCGGATGGGCTTATTGTCCTGCGGCAGAACGGTGACGCACACGCGAATGATTTCACGCGCTTGCCACAATCGGTACTCCGCCGCAGCCTTCGTGTCATCCCACTCAAACCGCATGTGAAGTGCGGTTTTGGGATTCTTGGCGAACTCCACCACGTCGGGCGGGTTGAGAACCCCCCCCGCCTTCTTCCTAATCGCTTCCAATTCCATTTCGATTGCGCTTTGCATTTGATTCCTTTCGTGTTTCCGTGCCTGCCTTGCGTTGCCGTGCCTAGCCGTGCCACGCCGTGCCAAGCCTGGCCTTGCCTGCCTTGCTTTGCCGCGACGCGCCAGGCCCGGCCTCGCCACGCCTCGCCTCGCCTGCCTAGTCGCCTTTGATAATGAACAACCCCCAGCCCATGCCCGTACTGCTCTTGCTGTCGGGCCTGCCCTCGCCGATGCCAACCTGTTGACCAACTCGCATGATTAGGTTGGCCATGTCGGCAGTTGTGAATTGGTCCGCATCGAACCGAACACGCAAGACCGCCTCCCAGCCCTCATCCCACATCGCACGCACGCGAATGTCGGTCGTCTGTTGGATTCGGACGTAGTGTTCAACGTGACGCGGATCGCCCTTTGTGATGCGGACAAGCGGTGTGCCATCAACAGCATCAAACCCGTCCGCTTCAACGAATGCAGACAGCTTTGCAAGCACCATCTTGAAACCGACGGTCCTGCACGCGCTCACAATCGCCGCGCGAAACGCCCCGGCTGGAATGCCATACCATCCGTCACGCGACCTGTGCATCGACTGCCGGAAGCACTCATCAAAGTCCTTGGCTTCTTTCTTGCCGCCCTTCTTAGCGGTCGAACCGGCACCTTGTTTGGCCCGCATGGTTTCGAGCGCCTTCTTACTGAAAGCGTTTTGCACATACGGGGCCGAGCCAACAATTGTGAACTCGCACGTTTTGAAATTGGGTGCGGGAATGGCGACCTGTTCAGCCGCCGACGATACCTTTGCTTTTGCCATCGATTCATTCCTTTATGCAGTGCGGCGATGCCGCGTGTGTGTGGCCGGTACAATCCGACCATTTGTGTGTGTGCTATTTGCAAAGAATTGCGCAAACAAAAACCCGGTCGCGCCGTGAAGCGCCACCGGGTGGGTTTTCAATGTCGCGCGACCTTGCACGACAGGAGTGGTCAGAGTATTTGAATTGACAAGTCCAACACTACGCACAGATACCACTCCCGCGTAAACCCGTAAAAGTCTTGACGCAGGCATCCGTACCTGCTATGTTCTGCAAAGCGGAGTCATGCCCGGCAAGGCGTAACCCGCTAAATGACCTACGGGCGGCAACCCGGACGGTCGATACAACCAAGCCCCTTCTCAAAGGCTTTGTCATTCGTAAGGATTGCAGGGCCGCGATTCTTTTCACCACGCACGGACGCCGCACCTGATTTCAGGAGCGAGCCATGAATCTGTTCACGCCGCCGTAGCGTTTGCGCCCAGTTCCAAGTCGTGTTTGTTTTTGCGGTGTTTTGCATCAGCGTTGTCCTGCTGATGTCACTATCGCACATTTGTGCTAATTGTCAACACATTTTTTAGCATTTGTGCTATACATGCGCCCTACTATGCTATATAACAGTGGAGCTACACTATGTTTGTGGCAAATACAAAAAATCTCAGATTAGTGCTTGACGGGGACGTGGCGGACAACCTAAAGGCATCTTTCCAGCAACGGGGGATGTCTGACTCGGAGGGATACCGCCGCCCATAAGCTCTTTAATCCAAGCCTCTGCCCACTCACCACCAGCGCTATAGCACGGAATCACTAGGCATTGGTCGGAATCTTGATTCCCAAGAATTACAACACGCGGATGCTTGTCCGCTTCATCGTTGCCGTCGATAGATATTTTATAGATTCCCCCGCGCACTAAGTGGTCCACGCTAGATTGCCACAGCGAGCTTTGCCATACGGCAGTCCGCCTTAAACCAGTGTTCGTATTCAGCGATCACATCGCGCCAGTCAATTTCTTCCTTCTTGGATTCGCGTACTTGCTTCCAAGCTGCGCCCAAAAAACTGCCGTTTGGCTCGTGGAAGTAGTGTTTACATTCGTTGAATGATTTTCTGCCAATCTCGTTCCATGCTGTGTCAATGGATTCAAGTTCAACGGGGCTGAACTCGTCGGCATAATGTTCCATGCCGTGATCAGCCTCAACGCTTGGATATCGCTGTCCTCCGGACGGATCGACGACGTGAACTTCGCCAGGCTCCCCCCCAAAGTGGTCGTGATCCTCAATCCAATCACTCACCGTGCGATACGATTGACCACACACCGGACCCCACTTCCAAGCCTCAAGCTTTCCGCCGATAATGGGTCGGCCATGTTTTACGACGTGTAGGGCATCAATGAGAACGTGAAACTTTACTAGCCGGTACGGGTCCAGATCGGCCCCGTACTTAGCGGACAAATACCCCATCGCCGCCTTGAAGCGGGGGAGATTGAATGGAGCCAGACCACTAATGGTCGGGTTGCGTGGTTCGCTAACCATGTCGGTCACTCTGCCTGTCTGGAGGGGGCGTGGCCCGCTGCGGTTCCCTGTTCGTTCCTCTTTCATTATGTACTGTCGGATTAAAAAATCAAACCAATACAGAGTTTTAAGAATAAATTGGTTGGTGCGACCGATAATTGTCATGGCGCATATATCCTTTCTCGCTTGCCGAGTTGTTGAAAATCAACAATTAAGTTGTTTTGCGGCTCATTTCAAAGTATACCACTACCACGTCTTAGCTATGGTGCGTGTCAAGGGGTTTTCCCCGGTCGCTGCATTTTCCGGTCGCGGAAAATCGACCTATTGAGGAAACCGCCCAAAACCCACAACAAAACCGCGTGCTTTGCGGCGAATCGTCAAGTATTCACCGCAGGCTATATTGTTGCATTATTTTTGCTTTTCTTTGTTTTTCCCTGTTTACATACCGCAACAGTGCCGATATTGTATAGGCAGTGATGAACACAACCACCAACCAAAGGACCAGAACCATGAAGACCGCCGAAATCAAACTGAACCAGAAAATCGAATCGCTCGACGACAAGCAAATCCTCGCGGCCCTTCGCGAACTGAACGGGCCGTGGGAGTTGCGCTCGCCTGAAAAACGCATGGTTCGCGTTCGGCTCCTCAATGAGTACGAAAACCGACACGGCGGCAAGGCGGTTGACCTGCTGATGGATATTCTCGACCGCGCCGCGGAAATGGCCACGGCCTGAACCGACGCCCCGTCCGCCAGCCCCTTCGGGGGCCAGCGGATTTGGCCTCGAAACCACCAACGAAGGCAACACATCCATGATGACCACCACCGACAACATGATTAGCAAGCGGACGGGCTTTTCTCTGAAGTACCGCGAAACCGGCGAGCGTTTGAAGTGGTATTTCTGGCACGACCGCCGCAAGCCCGCCACGTGGTTTTTTGTAGACCATGAAGGCTATGAGCGATTCGCTGGCGAGACGTGGGCCGAAGCTGTTGTGACCATTAACCAAACCGCCGACGCTTACGGGTGCGACTGCAACATTAGCTGACGCCCTCCGCCCCACCCCACACACAGGCAGAAAGGATAGCACGATGAAACGCATCTACTACATTGACGATTGCAAGCACTGCGACGGCAGCGGATGGGCGGACCTTCTACGCGCCGACGACGAGCCGGCGGAAGAACTTTGCCCGCATTGTGACGGTTTTGGCGACGCGGTGCGGTCCAAGACCGTGCGTGGTGCCGATGCGTCAATCGTCGCGCCAATGCTGATACATCGCGGGACGTGGTTCGCCTCTCGCCGTGCAGCCAGTGACGTACTCCAAGCCCACCGATTGGCCAACGCATGAACCCCGTCCCCTACTACACCATCCCCGGCATGGCCGACCTCCACGGCGTAACGCGCCAGTGCATCAGCAAGCACGTCAACGACGGCGTGATACCGTCCACCAATACGCTGTGCGGCAGGGTGCTGATACGGCGGCAGGTCGCGGAGGCGTGGACGCCGGGAGAACTGCCCGACCACCTGCGCACAAAAAACCCCCGCCACACATAAAGCATGACGGGGGCCGGGAATGGACGGGCTGTTAGTCTGTTGTTTGAACCGTTGTTAATCCATTCCTTTTTTAGTCAACTCCCCTTTATCAGTGTTCGCGCAAGTGAAGGATTGTTGCGCAGCCAGGACGACACGCACTGTTCAAGCGTACGCACGTGCGCCTCGGTCAATTCCAACCCGTGCATGTCGCTGATAGCGTGGATAGATTCGTGCAGGATCGTTTGTGCTGTCGTGAAGCGGTCGAGCTTCCTGTTAACGCGAATTTCCGGCGACGGAAAAAACCGCCAATCGCCGAAGTCTGGGCCGTCAATCTCTGGCGGGTAGTGCCGCAAAGGAACTTCCCACTCGCAGATAATCACACGTTCAGGTATTCGCGCCATCCCCTCGCCTCCGCTGTTTGAGTTCCTTCACCGCCACCGCCAGCAATTCCAACGCAGCGCCCTTGTCGATTTCATGCCCGCGCCGCTTCGCGCCTTCAACCAACCATCCAGCGACGGTTTCGCGGTTACGCAAGCACCACAACCAGCCGCGTTGGTTCATCTCTCGCACGTGAGCCGCGCAAGGTCCGCAGGTCGCCGATGGCTTGCCTGTGACGGCTTTGATTGCGTAGGACAACACATCACCGGGGCGCAGGATGGACGGCGTAGGGGGCGTGTCTGTGGGCTGCGGCGCTAAGCCTGCGCCACTATGGAGCCATCGCTCGGGTCGATTTTTAGAATCGTCACGTATCCCTCTTGTGTCGGGCATTGCACCACCGCGTAAAGGTATCCACCACTCAGTTCTAGGCCGAGGCATGCGGGGTTGTTTTTGCCGGTCACCTTGTTTAGCTCAAGCGCCCAGTTCTGCGTTGACAAATCGGTGGAGTATGACCACACAACCTCGTAAGTATTTCCGGACGTGTTCAGTGATCCGCCCGCGTAAACTGCCGATCCGCTTACCGCCAACGGGACGCATCCGCTTGTGTTGCCAGCAATCACGGAGTATCCGGGGTTTGCGGAGGCTCGCAGGCTTCCGTCCGACGTGGCTATCTTCAGAATGGTCGCACCCGTTACCGCTGAACAGGTTGCATAGAGCGTTGATGTGCTGGCAAGTCGAAGGCGATAGATTGCTTCACCGCCGCCACCGGGACCACCCAAATCATTAGCGTATCGCCCAGCGGGGTCACCCAAAGTGCCGCCCCACGCGCCACCGACGGCCTGCGTAAATGATTGGGTTCCCACATCGAACCATACCCGGCACAGCAGAATCAGGCCGGTTGATGCTCCACCACTCGCGGGCCACACGGTTGAAAAGTAATGCCAATAGCCATCCGTCTCCACGTCCCCGCAGTGAAGGGAGCCGCCAAGAGCGTTAAGTAAGTGGACATCAATTTCCGCGCCCGTCGAAGAATCAAGGGCGTATAGCGCGGATCGCCTTGTGCTTAACAATCGATAGTCGTTGCCGCCAACGGCAACACCAGCCGACGACGGTTTTCCGCCTGTTGTGAAGTAACCCACTCCGGTCCCGAATTTTCCCCACCTCGCTAAAGCACTGGATGTATCAACAGCCACGATGTTTCCAAACGTGGTGGTTGCGGGGCTTTGCGTAAGGTAATACGCATCCGTGCCACCGTATCCAACCCGGATGCCTTTTTCAATGCCGTGGCCAAAAACATCCTCAGCCCACGCAGTGGTTGTCACTAGTGTCGATGCGTCTATCTTCCCCTGCTTGGCTGTGGTGCTGTAATCCGCAATCCACAGCCCGCCATTGTTTAGGCCGATATCAAGCGTGGTTCGCGTGCATGTATTTTGGCAGCAACACAAATGCATCCACGAAGCAAAGCCACCCGCGCGGTGAAAGTTGGAAGGGGTTAGGAGCATGTGCCGTCCTCACCCAAACCGAACGGCATCAACCACACCTCTGCCGTCCCCGTCGCGGTGTAAATCAACACGCCGGGAATCACCGCGCCATTTTGAAGCGGATACATCTGCACCGTCGCGGGGTAATCCGTGCCGTCATGGTCTACGCCGTTCATTTGCCTGCCGCTGCCGTCGTTGCCTTCCTCTGCCGAGTTGTACGCCGTCCCCGTGTAGCCGCCCGTCTTGGTTGACCACCCACCGTAGCCCGCTGTCGCCTTGTATTTTTCGGTGACGGTGTAGGTCCACTTAACAGCGTTGCCGTTGGTGTCCACCGTTGCCGTCGCACTGCTTGAGTCAATGCCAAACCATCGGATCGGCGAACGCGCATTAAACGGCGAACCGCCACGCTGCGAGGCAGACGATGGGCCAAACGGCGAATTAGTAACGCCGGGGCCGTTGAACGTCTCAAACCACGCAGCCATGCGCTTCAGCTTGGCAAGGGACGCGGCGTCTAATCCGAAGATTTCATCAGGCATAGCTAGTTGAACAGTCGAAGGTTTGCGAAGTTCGTAGCGGGGTAGATGTTGTAATTCATAAACACCGCGTAATCGGTCGTCTCTGCTGTGCCGCCCGTTGGCGCGCCGATGCCCGTATCACCCGAACCCAAAACCGCGCCTGTACCGTCAAGCAATTGGGGTTGTGATACCTCTGTGCCAAACTCATCGGTGACGGGTGTTTGACCACTCGCGCCGCTTAGGTATTGCATGATGTCTTGGTCGAGGAATCGAGCCTGAAACCCGCCCGAACGAATCCAAAACCGATAGCGCATCAGAATGAATAACGCATCGGGGCTGTAATCAGTCGCGGGGAGAATTGACACACAGTACATCTCGCCAGCATTGACCGTGCCGCCGCCCTTTAGCGGGAAAGCCACGCTGTTAACCGTGTCGGTGTACGTGTTCGATTTCACGATATCGAAGAACGGCTCAGGGCGCGTGATGGACAGTTCCTTCCACGTGACGCGCTTGTTCACCTGCTGCGCGGGCGGTCGGCGCGACGATACAAGTATCGCGTTGCCGTCACGGTCAGACTCAATTTCCTCCGTTGCGCTTACGTCGCTCCACGAAATAACGGGAGGCTGCAAAAGCGGGTCGGCGTTTTCTTCATACGCCGCCCCCTTGCCAACATGCTCATCGCCATCTTCGGGGATTTCGTAGGTGTATCGGATTTCCCAAAACGTCGGGCCTTGTGATGTCGGGGAAATACTCTTGCACTTGAGACGCGAGTTGTCGGGATGCGCACTGTTTAGCACGGGAAGCACGCCGCCAGTGTTTACGGAAGACGCGAGCGCCGCCGTAATCGTTGAAGCGCCCTTAACCTGAAACACGCGCGTAGCCGTCCAGTTGTCAACAGTCTTGTCGAGACTGCGACCACTCCATTTTTCTGTTGCCTCCGCTGCCATTAAATGCTCCCCACGCGAATAAGCGGATTGCGCCCAGAACGCAGAACGTCGCGCATGTCCTGCATGGTCCTAATCATTTCCTTGGTAAGCCGGTTGCCCGTTTCGATTCGGTCCTCAACGCCCTTGTTTGGGTTGGCGCGTTGTTGGCCGGAACGGAAAGCTGCTGTCATGCCGGTTAATAGGCGACCACTGATAAGGTCGGGCAAGGCTTCCGCAGCGCGCGAACCGGACGAACGCGCGTCCGCGATTCGCTTGTCACGCGTCTTTTCAATCGCTGCGATTTTCGCCGCAGCTTCTTTTGCGTTGATTACGCCAGCGTTCAACTGACCGTCGATAATTCGGCGAGCATCATCGGCTGTGCGTCCAATCGACTCGATAGCCGACTCGATAGGTGTTTGGATGAATGCCTTAATTCTGTCATTTTGGTTTCGCAGCACATCTTCACGTGCCTGATCACGCAAAACATCCTCCATGCCTTGCAGCAGCACCGACAACGCCCCTGCGTCCCTACGTACATCTTCTGGCGCGTCAGACAGTCGCAATCGCTCAAGAGCATCAACACGAGAACCAAACGATGACGTGAATGACTCTAGCGCAGCGCTGATTTCTGCCGAGAAGTCACCGGCAGCGGCAAGGTCGAGCTTTTGGCGTAGCGACTCCGCCTCAATGGCGCGGCGTGACGCACTTGCGGGGTCGGCCCCAAACTCAGATTCGAGCAAGGCGCGTTTCTGCTCAAAGTAAATCCGGCGAAGTCCGTCAAGTTGCTGCTCAATTTGCACGCCCTGCTCGCGCGTCGCTCCGGACATTGCCACGTACAGTTCCCGATAACGGGCCAACACCAACTCAACCGTGTCTAACCGCTGGCGTTCTTTGTTCGCGGCCTCATCAGACTTCTTCAACTGCCGATCAAGCGATTCTTTGAGTTCGGCGTTAATAACCGCGCCTATTTCTGCCTGACGTTTTGCCGACGCCTCGCGGTCTGCTTGTAGTTCGCTAAGGTTTTGGCCAAGTAGAACGGCGCGTTCTTGATCGTCAACCATCTGCCGAAACGCCGCAACAGACTCCCGCGACGGCGCAAGATTTAACTGGTCCTCCGTTAGCTTGGTCCCGATGAAGTCGCCAAGTTTGTTGGCGAACCCCATGAGCATCGTTATGCCGGGAAGGTATTTCGATGCGTCGTACAGGTCGCCGAGTTGGTCGGTAAAACTGTTTAGATTGCTGTCCGTGTCGGCCAGTGCCGAGTTCAGGGCAGACACGCCTTGCGCCTGCCGCGCAAACCAATTATCCTCACCGCCCCCAGCAACACCGCCGATGATTTCCATCGTGTCGCCGAGCGCGTTTTTAAGCTGCTGAATGCCGCCCGAAAGTGTATTCACCTCGTCGGTCGCAAGCGCAAAGTTCCGCTCGCCGATGCGAAGCAAAGCGTTAAATTTTTCCTGCACCGGCAACGTCTGCTCAATCATGATGCCGTAGCGTTTTAGCTGCGCGGTATCACCCACCGCAGCACGCGCCACCAGCCGCATCGCTGCAACCGTATCAATGCCAAACGCCTTTGCAAGACCGATAGCCGCAGTCGTGGCGCGCTTTAAGTCTCGACCAGCAAGCTGGCCCGATGTAGCGCCCAACGACATAAGCTGCAAGACAGCCTCATCGCCAAGCGTCGTTACCTGTTGGATTCCAGAAGCGAACGCCTTGAGGTCGTCCAGTGATTCACGGCTATCGTCGCCCACCAAACGAATCGCCGCAGCCAACCCCCGCTCGGCCTTTTCCTGCTCAGCAGCGGCAGCAACAGATTTTGACAAAAACGTGATGAGCCCGGCCGCGCCCAGTGCCGCAGGCAATGCGGCGATATTCATGCCCGCACCCATCACGCGGCGTTCAAACGCGCCTACACTTCGTCCCACCTTTGCGAACACGCCAGAGGCGCGGTCCTTAGCGTTTAGACGAATGTTAATGTCTTTATTCTTAGCCATCGTTATCCATCAATGATGCGAACGGGTTGTTCTTTGCGGCCCATTCTGAACGCAGCGACCAAATGTCACGGCACGCATCGCGGAATGATGCGCACTGACTCAATGTGCCACCCGTTACGGGCCACGACCCGCGCTTTGCAAAATGTGATTCTTCAACCGCGTCCCACACGTCTGCGGTAACGTGCGTGTACGGGCAGTCGGTAATAGTCCACCGCTCGCCACCGGGGAGATGGACGCGAAGCGGTTCTAACTGGCTCGGTTTGTCTACGCACTTTCCTGCGGATCGGTTGCATTCTCGGCAGACGCTTCCGCATTCGATCGCGACTGCCAAGCGGATTTTTTTCGGTCCCACTCCGCGAGTTGAGTGCGCATCACGCACAAACCGGCAAGCTCAAACTTTTCTGTAACGGTCAAGACTTCTGACAGTGCATCGCGAGAAAACTCGATATCGTCATCACCGCGGCGCATGTCCCTCCACCCCACGACTGCGGAGCATATTGCGTCATCGAGTATTTCGCTCGCCTTATCGTCACTCTTTTCCTTGATTGCCTTTTCAATCGCGGTGCGAATACGCCGCGCCGTTGCGTATTCAATAAACCGGCATTCAAATTCGGGCCGCTCACCATCCGGCTTATTCTCGTCAATCGCAAGCGGAAACCACGTAGTTTCCTGCGGGTCCAAAGCAATGGGCATAACGCCCCTCCATTCCCTGCCTTGAATTAGGCAGAACCAAAAGTGATTGTCATTTCGTCGTTGTCCGCGCTGCTGCGGTTGGCCTTGCCTTCGATGCTGCGCGTGAAGATGCCTTCACGGTCACCGGGCGCGGCACTGTCAATCTGGAACTTCGGAATGCTGAACGTGCAATCGTCGGTTCCGTTGTCCACAACCAGCGTCAAGGCGACTTCGGTATTGGCGAGCAATTCGCCGATGAAGTCCTTGGTCGCAATGGCGTCTTCTTCCGGGTCCATGCTTACCGTGATGCTGCGCCCAGTGATGGTCGCGGCCAGATAGCCCTCCGGTTGCGTTCCATCCTCGCGCAGGACAAGCGCATTGTTCAGCGAGATTTTGACGTTTGAGACGCGCGGTGTGTAGCTTGCGAGCGTCAAGGTGGCACCACTGAACGTCATCGGGTTCGACGCGGGATATGTCGGTGTAATCAGCGCCGTCGATGTTCGTTCCTGATAGACGCCCCTTGCCTTAACGCTAATCATCACCGGCTCGCCAGCCTTGAAGTCAAACTCAAGGTCGCACATTGCACCAGCCATAAACTCCTTGTGGCCGTCGATGTAGCGAGCGTAGGTCAGCGTGGTGGTCGGGTCACTGGTCAGGCTATACAGACCGCCAGAGCCAGCGACAAAGCCGGATGCGGTAAGCAGTGTGGCAAGTGCGGCGAGCGGACCACCCGCGCCGTCGCCTTGCAGTTCGGTCATAAACTCACCATCAGCGGCGCGCGTAGTGGCAACGCTGTTCAGGTTCGACATAGAGCCTTGCCCCTCTCGCTCCTTCATGCCGATGTCGGGTGTGATCTTGGCATCGAACGCATTGATAACGCCGTCTGCCGCTGAAAGTGATATAGCTGTGCCGGGTGTAGATTCGGCCTTGAACGCGACAACACGTTGGCGCGTGATAAGCGGTGCGGTAGCACTCATAGTGTCTCCCCTTGAGAGTTGGTATGTGTTTTGGGGTGCGGCTGATTAACCAGCCGCGAAAGGATCGTTTTCGTCGGTGCGATATTGGACGATGAAGTCCACGGAAAGGCTGTTGATGTCGCCTTGCTCTGCGATATCCCAAGCGAGACCGACCATATCGGTTTGGATTGCAAGCGGATTGCCGCCGCTATCGGTTCCGCGTTTGTAGTCGGTGCGCAGGGCTTTCATAACGTCAGCCGCGACCGTTAAGAATTGCTGGTCGATGGGCGTTGTGTCGTCACCGTCAAGCCGCTTGATAATGCCGACCGAAAAACCCTGTCGCCACTCCATGCGCCCATGCGGTGGATTCTCCGTTCGCTCCGCATCGCGGAATACCAACACAAGGTGGTCGTCACCGCGCACCGTGTTGGCATTGTTCATCGCCGGGCGAGTAACGGTAACGTCTTGGTTGTACCCGTTGTCCGTGGTAATTGTTGCCAATGTTGTGGCGATGTTTTGCGCGATTAGTTCAACGCGAGGCGTAGGCATTTAGATAACTCCAAGGGCGCGACCGAATTGCTTGAACCGCTTGCCCTCAAGCACAAGATTCATCTGCGCGTCAATTCGGCGTTCTAGTGCGTTGTGGATTTTTGCCAGCACGCGCTTTTCGACACCCGGCGCGCCCTGAAAAGCGCCCGTCACGCTGGGTCCGTATTCTTCTCTAATGGGTAGTCCCTGCCCTTTTTTCGCCCTACGGAATACGCCGACATGACCAGCGCCAACCACAGTCACGAACCGATTGCTCTTGCGCTCTGCGGGTTGGTTCTTTCGCACGCGAATGCGGATGCGCGGGCCTTGCTTGCCGATGCGAGAAACGCGCGATGCGACAGCGGCTTTGCCCGCGTACACAACAAGCGGAACGGGATTGTGTGATAGGTGGATAGCGCCGGACAGCTTCGACCTGTTCGCTTTCGTCAGGCGCATGTGCTTGGCGATGAAGCCCTTTTTGAGATTCACGACGCTTGCAACATCATCCTTAACCTGCGTACGCCCCTGCTTCAACGTGTCGTTGATGCCAGCAGACATAACGACGGGGATAGCCTTGGGGACCGCGCGAAAGACTCGCTCAAGTTCCCGTAGCTGCTTATCGTCAATATCGAGTTTTACTAATGGACCAGAAGCCGCCATGCCTGCGTGTCCTGTTCGATGATTTGTTGGACGTAGACTGTGACGGTCGAGCCGCCCGGTTGACGTGGAAGCGTTACCTCGTCGTTAATGCTCACCGCTGATACGCCGATGGAGGTCGTGGCGCTTTTTGCTACGTTGATAATCATCGTCGGCCCCTTGATTTCAGGCAGAACGATATCGTCGGGAATTTCACGCTCAACAATTGCGTTGATGCTTTGCGCGCTGCCGCCAATTGGCTTGTACGTGATAGCCTCCGCGAATGCGTCGGTATCCATGAACCCATACCTCGCGTCGATAGCCATTGATTCGTCAAGCAATCCCATGCGTTCGCCTTTCAGGTCGTGGCGCGTGATACAAACCCTGCGGAACTATGCGCCGCACCGCCATGCCGTTAAACGACAGCCACGCGATTGTTTCGTTCCAGATTCCAGCCTCACGCAGCCAACGCTTTTCGTCGCGGTTGTCTCGTTTATCACGGCTACCGTCGAAGTCCGATTCACCCCGCATGTCAGCGCCGTACACGTCTGCCGATGTTGCGCCCAACAGAAACGCCAGCGAGATAGCCGCCGTTGCGCTGAACACGTGCCACTTCAAATGATTTGGTATGTAGTCCTGATAATCGTTGAACCGCCACACGTTTCCGTTTCGCGGCAGGTCTTGCGATTCGAGGTACTCCGCGCCGGTCCCCGTGGTGAACTGATGCGGGGCCGTGGCCGGCTTCTCACGCTTCCATTCATCGTCGGGTGCTTCCCATACCCTGCGAGGCATGGGCGGGTTGGTGTCCATCCACACCCACCAATCAAGGTCGTGTGCGAGCATGGTGCGGTTGACGCCGATTACAACGTCATAGCCATGTCGCCCCTTGTACGTCGTGTTCAGGGATGGGCCGGGGTTTAGGATTGCGGCTTTCACTTGACAGCGGGTTTATGATGCGGCCTATGAATGGAATATTTTCAACAAAACTTGATTCGGACAGACCGCGAGTGACAATATCGCCGAGCAAGCCAAACGGATGTTTGGAGCCGTGCGAGCTAAGAGTCTCGAATGGTGATCGTGTTCCAATAACCGTTAGGATTTCATATCTGCCGAATGAATACCAAATCACCGTGCAGCCGTTAGCCGAATACCGGGAGGAGTTCACACGGATACCAATGGATGTGTTCACGCCGAATCGTGGCGAGTCCATTGTTGTGGCCGCGAACTTTCCAGCGACCAAAGTTTCGTTTGCCATTTTCGAGTGGATGGATTACTCGGACGCAAGCACCCCATAAGTTGCAGGCAGAACACCATGAAAGAAACCGACACAATCACGCTTCGCCAGTTGTTTGATGCGTTCCGAAAGACGTTTATTGACGCGGGCGAGGTTTACTATGACGACGACCCCGACTGTATCCGGGGTGATTTTCTTGAACTTCTCGAAAACGCGGGAGTAGACAACGGACTTGAGTTGTATAAAGCAATGTCTGAAAAACAACCGCCGTCAAAGATTATCGGGACTCACGCAAACACCACCGAAGCACCCAACGACGCCAGCGCCCGCGACTCTTGCGGGTGATCGTGTTCGTGCTGCGGATTGCCGTAGTGACCACCCACCAGACCGTCGAAGCCATAAGCAGTGATGCGCTTGTTCGTTTGCGCTAAGCGGTGAAGCAATACCAAACCCGTTGAAGGCTTGATAGGCTTTAACGCTCGTGCCGCATCCGTCCATGAAACCTTCGGTACGTGCATGTGCGGGTAAGCGCCAAGCCAGCGGTTGGACCTCGCCGCGTCTTCGTCATGCGTCGTAACGGTCAGCATGTCGCCCGACCAATCACGCATTGCAACGTCGTCCCATGTGTTGGTACACCAAACGTCGGTGCGCGAGCCGATATCGCTTTCATTGCCGTCCGTGTTCCAGTTGTTGAAGCGGATAACACACGAATGCGAGTCGATCTGCTCGCCCTTGCCGAAACACGGGCCATTGCCAACAACGGCTACGTCATCGGGCAGGCTTTCGATTAGCTTGTCGGCGTCCCATCGCCACAACATATGCAGCGGGACTTCCACGATTTTAGAGTCGGCAGGAGGCCAAGGCTGATACGCGGGCAGGCCCGACATTTCAGACGCGCACCAACGCGACCAATTCGCCCATCGGTAATGAACTAACGGTACAGGTCCGATGCGGTGTTCGTTATCGTGGCGCGTCGAGTTTTCGGAAAGTGGCGACGGCTCCATGCGAACGTGTCGCGTGCCAAGTCGGTAACGATATTCGCGGGCGGGATCATATTTGACCACCAGCCCCTTTTTGTTGTTGTCCGTTCGCTGATATGACCACGCCGAAGCGCCGCCGATAGCGTGTCCAGCGTCGTGGATCAGGTTCACCCAATCCGCATACCAGCATTGAACGCCAGCGTCAGAACCCATGCCGTCAAGCAACCACCACGCAATCGCGGGGGTTGGTATTTCGTCGGTGTCGCCAAGCACAACGTAAGACGGGCCGCACTCGACAGCCCAATCCCACACAGCTTGACGCATTGCGCCCTCGTCCCATCGCGGACCATCATCACCCATAGGGTAATCGGCTGATTCGTAGTGCCTGCACTCAACCTTTGCGAAGCGGTCGCATATCAAAGCGGATTGCGGCGAACGATCCAGCAGGACAAACACGCGGTCGCAAAACTGGCTATAAACGCGCAGCTTATGCGGGAGAATCCAATCGTCGTCGCGGGAAATAAAAGCGGCGACAATCATTAGGACCACTCAATGCGTTCGTATCCGAACTTGTCAAAATCAAGCCCGCACCATTCGTGAATCCATCGAACCGAATCGCGGCTCATGTATTGCTGCCACGGCAAGCGGTTCTCAATGGTCGTGTTGTTTCGCGGCCACTCGGCAGGCTCACCCGAATAAAACGGAAGCGACTTAAAATCGTCGGCGAGGTGTTCGAACCGCAACACACGGTCAATACGAACGCCGTGAATATGCAGCCATTGCGGGCGCGTCAACTCATGGTCGGGTCGCGTGGTCGCCACCCATTTCATAAACGACGTAAAATCGTCGGCACGTGGACACTTCGCGCGAAACCCGTATTTGTCAACATCTCGTTTGCACGTTGACCACCAAAGCGACACCGCACGGTCGTAGGGGTTGCGGCACACGGTAAACGTGAAGTATTCCGCAGCGCGTGCAGGTGGCTTCATGCTGTGCATCGCAACGCCGCCCTCAAGGTAGCCGTGGTAATGCTCACGCAAAACCTGCAAAACGCTCTGCGTAGCCGTCTTGGTGATTGCGCTAAATGCAAACCGATGTTTGTCGCTCAACATCATTCCCGTTATTCCCTTTTACTTGCGAACAACAAACATGCCGCATGCTTCGCGCACCATTCCGGCGAACTTTTCATCGACCGCACGCTTCACGCCATAGCCGCCATCTGCATAGTCGTGGCCCATCAGCACGCCGCCCGCTTTTACCGTTGGCCACCATGCGTCAATGTCAGCCTTCACGCTTTCGTAGTCGTGCCATGCGTCGATAAAACATAGGCTTACCGTGCCATCGTCAAACTTTTTCGCGGCGTCAACGCTTCGCGACTGCATGATGGTGATGTGGTCGAGCCACCCACCGTCGCGCATAAACGCCTCAAACTCGCATCGCGGGCAATTCTCCCACGGGTCAACGGCAACCAGCGTATTGCCGTTATCAATGCAGGATGGTGCAATCCATGACATGGACCGGCCCATATAGCAGCCGACCTCGACCACAACACCGTTGCGAATCTCGGCGACTTCGGCCATGTACGCGCGCCCCTGGTCGTCGGTAAACCATCCGGGGGGTCTGCCGTCGCCACCGTGCATCGGCTGCGGGTACTTGCCCGACTTGATGCCAGCAAGGTAGTCGTCAAGCGTGAGGCCCGTAGGCTTCGGCGCGTTCGTTTTCTTTTTCGTTCGCTTAGCCATTCCCTGCAATCTCCGCGAGGCGTCGTTGGCGATTCTCGTAAAACGCCCCCGTGTCGTTTACGTCGCGCGATGCCTGCAAATGTTCAATCACCGGCTGTTCGTCGCCGATATCCTTCGCCATGATGTCGTGTATCCAGCAGTACGACGCGGGCAATTCACCCACCCGCACGCCAGCCACCACCTTAAGCGCCTCGTCAAGCAAAGCCTGCTCGTTGCGGTGTTCTGCCTGTTCACTGCACAACCGCGCGTAGGTCGCAATCGCTTCACGCGCCTTTGCCGTTGGTGCGATGTATAACGTGCCATTCAGCAGTTCCACGCCGCGCCTTCGGTGAAAAGCAATGTCGCAATCCATCGACCAAAACAAAGACGGCTGCGACCACACGTAAGCGTCTGCATCCAGGTACACAAGCGGAAGGTCGGGGTAGGTATCCATCATGCGAAGGATGAACCCCGCAGTCTGCTTTGTATTCGCCACCCAAGAGCCAAGGTCGGGGACCGCGCGAACGTCATACCGTAGGTTTGCACGCAGCATTGAACCTTGGAGCCGCGCCGCCTCCTGCTGATATCGCGTACCCTCGGTGTAGAAGGCGACGAACACGATGCGGGTGGCGTCGGTCACTTTTTGCCGACCTGCGACAAAAGGCGCTCGCGTTCTTTGGTGTCGGCGGCTTCCTTTTCGGCAATCGCCTTGTCGAGAGCCATGCGCGCCTCATGCTTTTGCTTCATCAGCCCATCGAGTTCAACCACTTCGGCGGCGACTTCCTTCGTAATCTGTTCACGAAGGCGCTTCTCGATTTCCTTTTGCGATTTTTGCTTCAACTGTGACAGCCGCGAGCATTCAGCCGCAAGCGCGTCGTAGTTGTTCTGCAAGTCTTCAATCGTTCGTTTCTTTGCCATTCTCGTATTCCCTGAAAAGTAGAGTTATTGAAATGACGAACGGGGCCGTCAAGCCCCGTGCGCCTTAGATTGTGGTTCTGTCGTTTAGGACAGGGTTGCGTTCGCCGCATATTCCCACAGGCCATAGCCAGCGCCGCGACGGGCGTTGACACCAACCTTGTAGGCGTCGTTGTCGAAGTAATAATCCGAGCCGGGGCCGAGAATCGACAGTTCCGGGGCTTGTTCGTCCTGAAGGATGAACGCGCCAAGGTCGCCATCGGTACGAATAACGTGGATGGCGTCGGTGTCGGTGATGTTGGAGTCAAGCGTCACGTTGAAGTTGAAGCCGGACACGCCAAGACCCTTGAGCGGGTTGTCGATTGTGCCGCTGTCGCTCAGCATGTCCGAACCAACCGCCTGTGATGCCGCCGAGAAATAATTCACAGTCGGACACATGATGAGGAAGTTGCGGGCGCTGCCGTTGACAAACCGGCCCTTGTCGTTTTTGAAGGTCAGCATGTGACCAACAACACCAAGGATGGCGCGAGCCATTTCAACCGGGGTCGGTGCGGCAACCGTGCTGACATTCAGCGCTGAAACCTCGTTCGAAGTCAGGAGGTTTTTCTGCGTGCCGCTGTCACCCCACGAGTGGGATGCGCTGAAGAACGCAGCGCCGTCGTAGCAGGTGTCGGTTGCACCGTTGTTGATGAGGCTCTCAACAAGAGTCTCCCAATGTCCTGCGGTGGCGTCGGTGGCAAATGTTCCCATGCGGGCCTCAAGCAAGCCCGATTTGTCGCGTTCGACTTCTTCTTTCGGGATTGCCAGTGTGGATTCGTACTTGGCGTTCTGGATCGTGTAGGACTTCTTGCGAAGCACCTGACCCTGACGAGCGCCGATCCACTCACGCATCTCGGAGTTTGCACCGAGAATGCCGTAGTCCTCCGCAGCACGATCGCTCATACCGTTATAGAACGATACGGCGCTGGCCCACGAACGCTGAAAAGCGTCGTACGACTTGATATCGAAAAGACCGAGAATGTTACGGTCGTCAAAACCTTGAACAGGCATATTGATTCCTTTCTCCCGTCATGCGCAGCAAAACAAACGTCTATGCCAAGACGCTCGCCACGCGAGACGGACTTCCTTATGGGTTGTTAGATGGAGCGAACGGGTGCAGCCTCGAACAAGACCTGAACGGTCGTGCCAGAGACAAATCGAATGATTTTGCCGATGGACGTAGCACCTGACGCAGTGAGCGTGAAGGTGTTGTCATCGGTAGCGTAAACGGTAGAGCCTTCGTCAGTCACGGCGGTAACGCCGGTAACGGAAAGGGTCACAACGCCACGCTGGTAAACCTTGACGTTTTTGTCGCCAGCGCTACCGGCGGAGTTATCCACCGTTGCGACGGCGAAGCCCTCAAAGGGGTCAGCGCCAACGAGCGGGCGGTAGTAACCACTGCCGTTTTCGCCGACAGCCGCGCCGAGATAGATAATGTCGGACGCGATAACCGGCAGTTCGTTGATGTGGTTGTCATGCCCCGTTTCAAAAACACGGGGATTGTCAGCAGCCAAAGTTGTCATGTGTAAACCCTCCTATGGGTTGATTGTTGATGTGGTTAGCGAGAAAGTTCGCGTTTGCGGGCGGCAACAAACACCGCCTCACTGATGTAGTTGTTGCGTTCATCGGCAGGCATCGCGGCCCATTCAGCAGTTGCCCGCTCTTTAGGGTCGGTGATGGCGTCAATGTCGATGTCGTCAGTCGTATCGGTCACGATTTCATCTTCGCGGGCGATGATGATGCCGGTTTCACCTTGCGCGCTTTCGGCAAGTTGCTTTTCAAGCGCGGCGATACGGTCGTCTTTGGCTTTCGTTTCAGCCGCGAGGATTGGCGCAAGGGCTTCGGTCGCCTTTGCCACACCGTGACCAGCGACGAACTGCTCAATCGCAAACGCCGGTCGATTGGGGAAGGCTTCGGCGAGTTCGGCCATGCGGTCTTGCTCGTGCTTGCGGCCCTCGGCGTAACCTTCGGCTTTGCCCGACTCGACGCCTTCGTCAACGCCAAGTCCTTTACCGTCAGTCCAAATGTGGTCGTACAGGTCCGCGTTGGTTTCTTTCAGCGCGGTGGCCTGCTCTGCAATGGGTTTGTCGCTCATAATTGTCTCCGTAAGTTTTGCGACCGTTGCATCGAAGGATTGCACCGCGTCAATCAGGCCCAAACGTTGGGCCTTTTCTGAAATGTGTACGCGGCCATCGAATAGCGTTCGTAGTTCTTTTTCGTCCATGCCGCGACCGTCGCGTACCGCAGCGATGAACAGTTCATTCAAATCGTCAACCCGACCCTGCATGTCGGCTAATTGTTCGTCAGTGACAGGCGCGCCATCAGCGCCAGCGCCCTTGTATGGACCAGTGCTAATCACGTGGACCTTTACACCCGCCTTGTCCATCGCGCCGGACGTATCGACCACTTGCGTCACAACGCCCAGAGAACCCACTAGAGCGTTCGCGTTAGCGGCGATGTAATCAGCCTGGCTAGCTTGCAGGAACCCGCCAGATGCCCCCATGTCGTCAATGTGAGCAAACACAGGCTTAACACCGCGAGCCGCCTTGATTTCGTCGGCGAGGTCAAACGCGCCAGCGACAGTGCCGCCAGGCGAGTCGATGTGAATCAAGATGCCTTCGATGGATTCGTCTCGTGCAGCCATGCGAATGGCGCGTTTAACGCGAACCATCGACGTACCGCCGAAGGAACTGTCACCCTTGACCAATTGGCCAAAAATCGGCACGTAGGCAATGCCGCCAGACATTCTCGAATAGCCCTTGCCGCCTTCGCCGTTATCACCGTGCGCGGCCTTGAACGTGCCAGCCTTGACAGCGGAAACCGCTTCGTGCATCCATTGCGGCTCAATCAGCCACGGTCCGAAGTGCTGCGCGGCGCATTTGGTTACTTGGTCACTCATTGGGTTTTATCCTCCGCGCCCTTGGCCTTGCCAGCTTCGGGCATTGGTTCTTTTGGTGTGTTTGTCGCGGTCATATCCACCAGACGCGACCGCCCTACCGTTACCCCGTGCTTCGCCAGCGTCTTGTTCGTACGTGCGTTCGATGCTGCGAGCTTTTCGACCGTCGTATCGCGTTCAGCCAAGCACTGTTCATGCGACTTCAAGCCGCCGTCGCGTAGCAACAGTTCGCCTTGCGCGTCTTTTTGCGGGTCGAGGTACGGATAGGGTTGCTGCACCGCGCGGTGACGCCACGGCTTGTCGTCGCCCTTGGGTGGGTCAAGCACGCCGTCACGAATCCACTGGCTAATCTTCCAACGGTAAATCGGGCTGATAAACTCACGCGACCACTCTTGGTGGTCTGCTGTGGCGCTGCGCTTCGCAACCTCAAACGCGGCCTTTGCACTGCTGTACGTCGTCTTGGAAAAATCCAACAACGCCATCTCAAGCGGAAGGTTTAACTCGATACCCGCGAAGCGAACCAGCGACGTAACCAATTGGTCAAAGTTTGACGCGGGCTGTTCGGGCTTGACCTGCTGTACTTTTTCACCGGCATTGATTCGCTTGACCATGCCCGCTTCCATGTCGAATGCGGGGCGGTCTGTGCCATTGCCATCCTTGGTCAACCCATTGGTGTAGGCGTTGAACTGCGCGGGAGCTTCTTCGATTATCAAACCGAACATCGCAGCCATGCGCGAGGCGACAATCACGCCGTCGATGTAGCCGTCTAACTGCTCGAACAGTTCAAACTGTTGCGCAAAGCACGTTTCGCCGCGTATTTGGTCTTCATCTTTAATGCGGGCGCTGCGTACAAAGTCGCGCGCCTTAATGAACTTCCACGCGCGACGGGTCGGGTTAGATGGGTCAATGGTACGTAGCCAATAGCCAAGAACCATGCCCTTGTTGTCTAGTTTGAGTCCGTCGATAACGCCGGTTTGCGATGAACTGCCGTAGGGCGATTCGATAATGTCGCCGCGAATAGATTGAATCTTGCCGTTGCCAAGCAGAATCACGCCGCCGTCACCATCGCGCAATCGCTGGCGATACTTGAGGCGTTCCAGCTTCGGACCACTGAACATCCCCCGCACTTCGGGTGAACCGCCGTTTTCACCGTTCCACCATTCGCGCCAAGTATCACCGGCGCGGGCGTTAAAGTCTTTATCCTTAGTTTCCGGCTCAATGCGCGTGCCGCTGCCAATCACAAGGTCAACAGATGAGCCAAGCAGCGAAGATGCAAGCCCGTTGTTTTCGACGAGGTGTTGAGCGCGTGCCGCCATCTTGCGGTACTTGCTGCCCGTCAACGAGCGAATGCCCGTCTGTCCATACCCTGACGGGACCGACTCATTAAGCCGCGTCGTGACCGCGCCGCGATAAGACATGGACGAACCGCGAGACATGCTGCGCTGCGCCTGCTCATAGTACGAGGCACGCGCACGCGCAAGGTTCCGCGCAGCAGACCACGCCGGAAAGCCACTTGCTACCCAGTCAATTGCCGTCTCTAGTTTGTTTGCCATTTAGCTTGGCCGATTAAAGCGGACGAGCGCAACGCCGCCCTCGGATGTGTTTGCCGCATCAATTTCGGTTTGCAGTTCACGACGCCAATCACGCAGCTTGTCGAGGTCCGCGCGGTTGTAAGACCTGCCGTTAATCGCGTAAGACTGACCGCCCGCCATGATGTGAGCGATAGCGTGATTAACCAGCTTCAACTGTTCAGCCAGCGTGAACGTCTGTAAACCGTCTACGTCGATGGTCATTAGTATTTGCCCCTGTGTCCGTTTGCGGTGAAGCCCGAACCGCTCCGCTGTGGTGATGTGATTTCCGTCTCGCGTTTCTCCTGCTGTCTTTCAACAGAGTCACGCATTCGCGTCAATTCAGATTCGGGCGGGATGGTTGATACGTTGCACAACTCCGCTGCGGGCATCTGGTAAACCTCGATGTCCCATGCGTGGTTTTGCGCACCCGCCGACACCGGAACCCACGTGCTGCGATTCGCCTTGCGGTCGAACACTTTGCGCTCAGACTCCATCGCCTTGAAGTACGCATCGTCCTCGTCGCCAGCCAATTCCCAAATCCGCCCACCCTTATCGTCGGGCTTCGCGCTCATGCGAGACATGAGCAAGTCTTTGTACCAATCGGTGTCAATCAGCCGCAGCGTTATCGGCGGCATTTCACCAAACCCCGGCGGCGACTTCGGAGATATCTGCGACAATCGCACCGGCTTATTCTGTTTATTGCTCGCACCCTTCAACGGCCATATACGCCCCGGATCGCGTTGCGAGAATTGGTAAACCTCAAACGTGCGGGAAACCGCATCGCCTTCGTGTCGCGTACCGCCCGAGTCAATCAGCATCGCCATAGGCTGCATGACGCCGCCGCCCTCTATCTCGTATGGCGTTTCAAATGCCAGCCGATAAAGGTCGTCGAACGTCTCAACGCGCGAACACAACACGCCGCGACTTCGGAAGCGATGCCCCCATGCGCGAATGCGTAACCAAAAGTGGTCTTTCTGCGTGTCAACCGTGGCAATCAGCAAACCCGCCCACTTCGGCACGGTCCCCGGTCGCCACGTCACCAACTCAAGCGACTTGCGCAATTCCGTTGCGTCAGGCTTTGCGATCTGCTGCTCAAACGGCTCTGCAAGCCGCGAGTTCAGGAAGTCCATCAACAACGTCGGGTCGCCCTGCGCCAAACAAAACTCGGAAGCCAACTGCGAAAACGTCAGCCACGGGCTGTACAGGCTGTTGATATGGAAGCCGATACGCGACGATTCAATCTTCGGCCCGCGAACTTCACCGTCTGCGTTTACAACCTGGTCCTCGCTCGCCCACTTGCCGCGAGAAAGCATTTCAGGCTTTTGCCAATCCTCAATTTCGCCGTGGCAATGCTCGCACTCGTAGTGCGCCTCATGCGACGAAAGAATCATCTCCGCTTTCTTCGCGCGGTCGTCCTCGTCGTACTTCGGCCACTTCACTTGCGACCAAATCAGCACCTGATACCGCGAGCAATGCGGACACGGAACCCAATAGTGCATCTTCGCGCCGCACATTTCCCACCGGCGCATGATGTTGCCCGTGCGGATCGTCGGCGTGCTGCCGTAAACCTCTTTCGCCCTGCCCCGCCAGTTGCTTGTACGCTTCCGCGCCAAGCTGATCGGGTCAGCCTCTTTGCCGCTGAACGGTGGGTACTTATCAATCTCGTCACAAATCAACCAGCGAATCGCGCGAGACGCAACACGCATCGGTGAACCCGCCCACGCCATGAATACCGGCATGGTGTCAAACTTCACCTGTACCGTTTTGGTGTCCCACGGCTTGTCGCTGATATGCTTTTTCAGGCACGGCGTCTCGCGGAACGTCGGCATTACCCGTTCGTCCAGCAGTTCCTTCGCCGACTGTTCGTCAGGCATCAGGACCAACGCGGAACCGGGGTCCATGTCCACCGCGTAGCCAAGCAAGTTAACCAGCACGCCTTCGGTGTAACCAACCTGCGTAGGCTTGAGAAACACCACCTCGCGAACGTCCGGAGACACAATCGCGTCTAGGATTCCGCAAAGGTAAGGCGTTCGGTCATTCTTCCACGGTCCCGGCTCAGGGTTGATGCCGTTATCGGGGATGTGTCGCGGTGCTTGTTCAGCCCACTCGGAAGGTGACCATTTTTCACGCGGGTAAATTGCAGACCAAAAGGCGCGTTCGGCGTTGTCAAGTTTCGCTGCTTGCACCATCGACCAACACCCGTAGCCTTCGTTTTAGTTCTTCGTTGATAACCCGCGCCGCGTCCTGCTCTGTCTTGCCCACCACAAGGTGTGCTATCTGTTCGCCCATTGATTCAAGCGAACTACGCACCGCAGCGCCGATACCACCCCACCGCGTCCGCACCTCGTCAGCGTCAACCAACCGGCCATCGAGTTCGTCGTTGCGAATCTCCCAGTTGCGAGCCATCGCGTTCTCCTTGCGGAGTCGCGCGGCCTCAAGGTCGGGAGAATCAGACTTGCGGGGTGGACCCGGATTACCCGTTAAATTGTTGTCCCGCATCCACGCCGCAACCTCGCCAACGTCGTACTTGTTCGCTTTGCCCGGCGCGCCCTTCGTGTACGGACAACCGCGTTTTACGTAGGTGTCAAGAGTAGACTTAGCGATGTCCAACTGGTCGCAAATCTCAGCCGGTCCCGATGTGCGATTCACTCGTTTGCGTGCCATGCGTATAACGTTCGGTCTATTAGTTGGTTATGGCGGTGAAAATTTGCCGTTATCTGAGGTGATGTCCTACCA